TCTACAGAATATAAAATATTAGGCTTTCCTATTCCTACTTGTGATAAGTCTATAGAATATGGATTCGTTTTTTTAGATGATGTAGATAAATTTAACTGCGGAGAGTATTCAGTTGGCAATGCATCTCCTTGTTGTGTTAAATTTGGAGTATATTTATTATTACTATTATATTCATTTGCCATAATATTATTTCTATGTTATTCTATTTCCTGCTGCTAATTCAATTGATGTTAATATAGCATCTCCATCAAACTTATTTATAACATTAAATTGCATTCCTTTTAAAGCTTCTACAACAGCATTAGTTCCTCCACCAGAAGACGCCAATTGATTGGTAGGAGTAATACTACCTGCAGTAGATGGCGTAAACATTTCTGGACCTAGTTCTCCTACCATATATGGCGAACCTGCAGCAACCGGTCCTCCATTTGCTCGTGGTTTAGCATCTGTTGCTTTTAATCCGCCTTTCAATGATTTTAAAGCATCGCCTGTAAACTTTACTACACCGCTAAATGTTGCAGCTTGTACCACCAATTGGCCAATTTCTGTTTCTTCTAAATCTCTAACACCTTGCAGTATACTTTTTACTATTGGATCAATAGCTGCTGCGTTAAACTGAGCGTCTGACTTGGTTACAGCATCAGATTGTTCTAATGCACCTGCTCTTTGAATTTTATCTCGTTGTAGTAAAACTGATATTTCATCTAATCTAGCTTGTTTGTTAAATGTTGCTCCTTCTTCTTCTAAATCATTTATTTCTTGTTGTCTAGTATATATTTCATATAATTTTCCAGGTTCCATATTTAACATATCAGCTGCAGCTTTTCTTGCTTGCATATTAGTAGCAATATCAGCACCATGTTCTTTGACTAACGAATTAATTATATCTAATTGAGTTTCCATATCGCCTTCTATGGTAGCTCGATTCATTGCAGCTGCAACATTTTTATATTCTTGAGTTTCTAATCTTTTTCCAGTAACTAATTGAAAATCATATGAAGCTTTGGTTTGCTTATTAATATCTAACATAGCTTCGCTAGTTTTATAAATATCGCTTATTGTTAAACCTAATTGTTTAGCTTTAACAGTTGTTCTAAAAAATGTATCTGGTAACATTTTACTGTATTGAGCTAATACATCTAATGATGTGTTTTCAATTTGTTCTGCAAATATTTGAAATGCTCCGGTTGTTCCTTCGTCTTGTAATGCAGCTGCAGACTCTACATATCCTTCAATTGATGGAATTAATTTTTGATCTTGAATTTGAGCTAGTTGTCGAATTTTTAATGTTTGACCTGAGGTTAATCTTAATTGTTCTCGAAGAATATCATTGCTTTGTAGTAAATTTTGAAAATATCCAGAATTATTTTCATCTAACTTTCCTAATCCAGGAATAAGTTGATTTATTTCTCCTAGATATTGTTTTGCTGATGTTGTATTAATTTTGAATTGTTTACCAACTTTATCAACAGATTTAGCTAATTTAATTGATAAATCAGCATTTATATTAAAAGCTTCATTTATGCCTTTTGCTCGTTGTTCTAATATATCAAATCGTTGTACAAGTAAATCAGTATTGGATTCAGCATTTTGTAATAATGCAATTTGTTTTTCTAATAACAAATTAAATCCCATTCCCTTCGGGATTAGGTTTTCAAATGCAGTTTTTAATTCGTTTACGTCTCCTGCATATTTTTTTATAATAGCTAGTTCCTCCGGAGTAAGAGAACCAAGTAAAGCTTCAGTGCCTGGAGGATCTAAACTTGTTTTAGGTAATTTTTTTAATAATTGTATTTTATGATTGATTTTCAATATTGAATCCTTTTATATAAATATTTAAAAAGGTCCTTTTTCAATCTTTTTTCTTGATGTATTTGAATTTTGTTGTTTTTCTAAAGCTTTTGCTCTATCGTCAAATATTTTTTCTAATTTTCTAATAAAGAAGTTTCGAAGGAAAATGGGCATATTATATAATGTATCCCAATCCCATTTACCTTCGCCTAGCCATAACATATCAAATAAATTGGAATGAAGATGTGGTCTATCTTTAGCTTTCAGGCCAAAAAAGTTTTGGTCCAAATTGAAACCCGGCAGTAAAGGTGCCTCCATCTTCACCAGTTACTTCTATTTCTGTTAATACTCCCGGCTGATTATCTGTAACATGCTTTTGAAATTTTTTAGATTCTTGAAAAGAAAAATCATAGCGAATAAATTTTTCTATATCAGATATTGATCTTGTTTCATTAACTTGTCTTATAATCCTTAGCAAAAATGATGAAATTATATTTGAAGAAGATGAATCTATTTTTTCTTTTCTTGGTGCATATGAATATTTTAATTGAGTTCCATTTTCACAATAATACGTACATTCTCCATTATCGTCTGTATCAATTTCTACTGAGTCAAATGTTAAATTATTTAAATCTATTTCGCTATTAATTTGTTTAGATGTTTTTGGGTCTGTTACAATTATTGGATAATTACCTCCATATGCAGAAATTCTTGCATTTATTAATAAAGCTTCTTTATCAAATATTGCAATTTCATCTATATGAATATCATCTAAAATTAATGCTTCTAATAATTTATCTAAAACAATACCATCTCTAATATATGTTGCATTTGTTAATATATCTTCATCATATGCAGTCATATGTCTCATTTCTAATCCACCTTGTCTTAATATACTATCTGCAGGATATATTTTTCCACCTGACGGAATTTTAACTATATCAGCTGGTAATTTAGATTTTTGTTTTTTATCGTACTGTTTTTTTGCTAAATTTATTAAATTTTTGTTGTCATAACGATCTGTAACTTTTGCCATATTTTCCTTTTAAAACTTTATTATAAATATAGGTTATCTAGAAAAGTAGAGCATATACATGACACTAGTTCCCAATACTGCTCCCCACCAAGAAGCAACTTGATTTTTTTCAGATCTAGATAATCGATATCCTGTTCTTTTTTCTATACTCCATTTTTTATTTGCCTTGGGTTTTACATATGTAAATACAATCGATGGAACTGCAGTAAATGCTAATGATGAAACTTTTGGATTTCTAGTTAAACCTCTTGTATTGTAATATGTATAAAAGTAAGAACTAAAGAATCCTATAGTAAATGGTATTCCTGGAATATGATCTTGATATCCTTTTGTTCTACCCATTATATAATCATTCATTTGTATTGTAGTAAATGGTTGTTCTTTTTCTTTATATAATATAGATAATTTATTATTTTGTTTGTATGCAAATACGAATTCTGTTGATATATCTTTTAGAAAATTATTTTTATTATATAATATAATATTATTATCAGCAAATACTATTTTTCCAATAATTGGTTTTTCTTCAAATCGAAAGATAGTATCTTGACAAAATACATTAAAAGTTAATAATAATAAAAATGAAATAAATACACGATTCATATGTTACCTAAAGTTAAATGTAACAATATGATTGGAATGACTTCTTTATAATAAATATTTTTGTACAGTAAAAATGGGAGCGATAAACTCCCATTATTTGAAAAAATTAATACTTTAATACTGCATAATCATAAGATAATGTCAAAGAAATTTCAACTGCAGATTCATTTGACCAATCCATTTCTCCAAAAGATGCATCATTAATATATGCTCCTATTAATTCCCATTCTTCTATTTTTTCTCCCGTTGGAGACAAAGAATAAAAAGTAATATCTCTTTTATATTTTGCAGCACCTGTTGCATAACCATCTCTACCAGTTAATGATTCATGATGATTACGTATCCATTTCATAACAGACTGTGCACCTGATGGAATAATTGCATCATATAATGTTATACTAATATCTTGCCATCTAGTTTTACCTTTAACTTTTCTTTCTACATTAATATGATCTAATACTACATTTCCATTATTAACACTTGGTCTTCCAGCTGTTTTAATTAAATGAGTTGGTATATCTTCAAATTCCATAATGAACCTATTGGTCATTTTTGGTTCCCAATCAAATGCATGTGCGAACATATCTTGATAATCAACACCAGCTAAATTTTGCTGTAATTGAGTTTGACCTTGATTTGGTAATTTTTTAAGTAAATCTATGTTTATTGACATTGTATATCCTATTTTTATATAAATATAT